CTCCTCCTCTTTCATCATTTTACTATCAAACTTTTCTGCTGCATTATTCTTAATTAATGCTTTAGCTATTTTATCTGGTAGATCAAGAACTTCTCCTGCCTCTACTCTTTTATCTTTTTTATCTAGTGAAAAATCACTACCTATTAAAATCTTTACTTTCATTAACCTATTACCTCTACATTGAATGTTACACCAAGAAAGCTAGTTCCCTGTGTTACTTCATATTCTCCATAATCACTTGCACTTATAACTCTAACAGACATAGCTGCACCTCCCAAAGTAGCATCACTTTCTATTGCTGCTTTTATAGAGTTTGCTCCACTAGCAACTAAGTAAGAATCTACAGTATCTTGTGAAGTTTCTGCATCTATCCTGCTTATATATAATATAACAGGAACTTCATAAGTATCTGCACCTCTTGCCATTGTTGAATCATAATTAAGAGTATTTAATGGAGCTATGATTGCTATAGGTGGCTCTAAGAAATCAGGAACATAATCATATACAGTTAGTCCTGAAATAGTTTCTAAATTAGTTTTTAATCCTGCTCTTATGCTTGAAAAACTTGCCATTATCTAACACTCCTAGCAATATCTTTTGCTATTAATTCTAACATCTCTTGCCCTCTGTCTTTAATCTCTTTCTGTTTCTCATAAACAACACCACCAATGAATGGCTTCATCTTTAAACCTCTCTTAGATATTGCTCTAGCAACTAGATAAGGATTAAGTTTAGGTTGTCCTCTCCTAGCCCACTTAGCAAGACTAGATCCCTCTTTGTATGGTGGAAAGAATGGTCTAGTTCTCCTAACAGGGCTAAATCCTCTAAATATTGGCTTACCATGAATAAAAGGAGCATATTGTCTATCTGTAGCTAATTTAAAGCCCTCAGACATCCTTAGTCTGTTTGTATTGCCTAATTTAGCAGTAAAGACACTTCTCCTAGTTGCACCTGTGTTTTTATTGCCTCTACCTGCTTGAGATCTAGGAGATGGCTTATTTTCTAAAGCATTTAAAGAATCTTGTTTTAATTCTTTTGCTAGTTCATTAAAGTAATCTGTACTTCTTTTATTCCAGATTGTTTGTGAATTAATAGATCTACTTAGATCTAATGCTCCATTTAGTGTTAGTTTCATACTCCATACTGTCTTTGATTATTTATTGCAGTAAGTCCTGTGTATGGTCTACCTGATGCAAGAGTTATTGTTGAAACTTTAAAATGTCTAATTAGTGTTTGTACATCAGGATCTAGTTGTGATAAGAATATAACAGGAGCTTGTCCTGTTTCAGGATTACCACTGAATCCCATTGGGCTTATTCTCCTTTGCCAAAATCTACTAGCTTGAATTAGAGTAGCTTGTTTAATAGCTTCTGGAACTGTATCTGATTGCCCATGTTGTATTGGAAATCCAAACTTTGCAGAGATTTTTAATCCTTTTGGATAATGTGTTGGCAATACTTTGCCTCCATTTTCAATAGCCATAACTATTTTATTAAATGGCATTTTTGGATGTTGTTTATCTGCATTAAGAGGATATAGATAAAAATCTGTGTCTAACACAAGTGTTTGGTCATCTGTGCCATCCTCATTAAGTGTTTTTACTACTAAGCCTGTAGTAGTAGCAATATCATCAATAAAGGCATAATCTGCAAATTCACAATCATAATGCCTATCCTCTACAGCTTCAGAGATTGTAAATACTCTGCCTGTATAGTGATCTATAGCTCTTGAAGCAGCATCTATAGCAATATCTATGTTATCATCTTGTCCTGTTCCACTAAGTCCAAGCCAAGTCTTAACATCCTCTTTATCTACATACTGCTCATGGCTCATTTATTACTTGTTCTCCTCAGGCTTAACAGCTTTTGTTTCAGCTTTTTTAGCTGATTTCTTGGTTACACCCTCAGGAATAGGATCTCCCATACCTGCAACAAGTGTTCCTTTTTCAAAAGGATTTTCTTTACTTTGTTTCATTTTTCCAGATTCTTTGTCTTTCCAGACTTTTTGCTCTGGTTTTTGTACTAATTTCATATTGTTCTCCATATCCCAAGCAGAGCCAACAACTTCAGTTGACATAACAAAAGTGTGGCTCTGCTTAGACATAATCTATTTATTCAATATCTGCTATTGAAGCAAATGCTTGTGGTTTATATACAGCTAATGCATATCTTAATGAAGCCTTAACAGTAAGGATATCCTTACCAAAGTCTCCATCAGCAGCAGAATCAGAAATTTGTAATTCCATTCCTCTCCTGAATACATGGTTAACTGCAAGTCCACCACCAAATTTACCTAATACAACATCAACTGATGAGCTAACAGCTCCACCAATTTGAGATGATTTAACAACAGGTAATCCCCAAATAGTTGGGCTTCCTGAGAAAGCAGATGCACCAAGCATAAAGTTATTGTTTCCATCAACTTGTCCTGCTAGTGCTTCATAAGCTGCAGGAGACATGACAATAGCATCTGGTGCTAATTTTCCATTGACTTCTACATCTTTGATACCCTCTAGGATTGTTCTTAATTTACCACCTACATTTGCAGGATAAGATCCTGCTGAGTAAGTAATTGCATTAATACCTGTTTGATTTAATATACCTTTGATATTAGGTGCAACACCATCTCCTCCAATAACTTGAAGTTCTAATCTTTGCAAGACATGATTAGCAAGTCTGCCATCAAAATATGCTCTAGCTCCTGCTTGATCCTCTAACAACTCACTTGTAATAGGTAAAGTTGTAATGAATTTTCTTACAGGTGCAGTAACAGCAGTATAACTAAATGCATCCTCTCCTGAAGCACTACCCTCAGCAGTTTCAGCAGCATTGTTTGTAGCTGTTTCTTGCAAGAAATAATAGGTTGTTTGGTCTGTATTGATTGAATCAATCAAATCTAATACAGGATTTGGATCTGGCTCTATAGCAGGTATTACTTGCTGATAGATGGTATCTCTAGTCCATACTGAAGTTGTAACTGTTGTTTTAGCTTCAAAAGGAACATTTTTAATACCATGATCCACAAAGCTCTTGTAAGCATTTGAATCTAAAAATTGTTGTCCAAGAGTTTTTGGCTCATCAACTTCTGGCTCTCCATATACAGGCATTCCAGAAACTTTTTTAGAGTTTTCCATATTCTCTTTGTTAGCTGACTTGACTTCCTCTAATTCTGTTAATTCAGTAATTTTTGAGCCAAGTTCTGCTAATTCATCATTTCTTTTTTTGATTTCCTCTTTTTGATCTGATGAAAGTTCAGACAAGTCTTTTACAGTATCAAATATCTTTGCAAGATCCTCAGATTTTTGAGCTTTTTCAGCTCTCATTTCTTTAAGTGTACTCACTTTAATATTTCTCCTTATTAATTATTTTCCATTAAGTTCTTTTGAACATTAATGAATAACTCATCATCTTTAACAGGATCATAACCATACTGAGCTAAGACATCATCCAATTTAATATAAATTGCATTTAGTCCAGACAAGTATTTGCTTATCATCTCTGTAGATTTTGAGCTAAGTGTCTTTTTTTCAGAGTTTCTTAAGGAAGCAAGATCCTCTATTCTCTCTGTGAATGCCTTTAACTCCTCAAGAGAAGCTACAGCATGTTCTCCAAGCCTCATGCCCTGTTGGGATGATTTACTGATACTTGCATCAGTATCACTTGAAACTTTATTATCTTTCATGCACTTGCCATCTTTATCATAAGTGCATTTTTTCTTGTATTGTTTTTCTGCATTTACATACTCATTATGTGTAGCACAGGGCATATAAATCATAGTGCCATCCTCTTTTTCATGAGTATGTGTTCCCTCACAACCTATCTCTTTTGCTCTATCAGCAGCTTCTTGCATAGTTGTGTATTCATCTGTGCCTACTTGTTCTTTGACTTCCTCAAACTCTGTATCCCAATCATCATAAGGCTCTAAACCTGATTTAAGAGCTTGAACAAAGCTATTCTGTTGAGCTCCTACTAATACAGGAGATACTTCCCAAACTTTCACATCTTGTAAAACTCTTACAGGAACTTCCTCTCCTTTTGAATCTATATGAGTTCCTTTTTCTGATTTCATTACTTGAAACCCATAAGAAAACTGTTGCATATCTTGCATAGCCTTTACAGTTTCATAGGCTTCTTTACCTGCTTCTGTAGGTAAGAAATAACCCTTAAACACAGCTTTTTGATTATCTGTTTCTATAATTCCTCTACCAATAACCTTAGACCAATCATGATTCCAAACTAAAGGCACTTTATTGCCTGAATATCCTGATCTAAGAGCATTAGCTTTAGTTACATCATTATCACTATCTATAGTGTCAAATAATGAAAAAACTGCCTCTATGTATCTATTATCTCCATCCTCTTTTAGCTCAATAGGAGCATTCTTATAGGAAAGATTCTTTGGTCTATCTATTTCACTCATCTAT